TGTTGCCGCATTAACTGTCGGTCCAAAGAAATATCTTTCAAAAATATTCATTGGACGAAGATTACTTACACCTTGTACTTCATCGGGCATTTCATGTTGTCTGCCTGCCCATGACGCAGCTAATTGCGGCCATTGTTCAGAATTACTTTCTGACAATGCATCTCCCCCAAATATTTTTCGAATTAAAGATTGTTTAGCTGGATCTGGCATTACTAATACCTAATTCATTTTCTAATATATCTACTGATTTCAATATTGGATTATTAACAATATCTGTAACAACATCAGGAATAGCAGCCTTACGTAATGCATTAGCTCTTACACGTGATTCTTCTTCTAACTGTTGCTGTTTAATATGCCAGGGTACATGTCTTGTTTGAATTATATTTTGCTTTACTTCATTACCAACTAATGCATCTGTAGTTGCAACAGGTTTAGTTAATAATGCATCAATACGTGTATTTGCCCTCGCAAGTTCCATTTGAAGAACTTCACAAGTTTTACAGTATTTAGTTTCCTCAATTTTAATTTCCTCTAACTGCATACAATGAGGACAATGAGGATTCATTAATTCATGGAAGAATTTAGTTATTGGATTCATCGCCTTGACCTATGAAACGTATTAACAATTTTCATCGGTGTTACAGATTCAAGATGTTCTGCTTGTCTGTAAAATGCAGTCCAGTTTCCTGATTCCTTCAACAATGCTTCCATCTTAGATTGTTTTTTAAACTTTTCAAATTCTTCAGATGATTCGTCAAATAATTGTTCAGCAGCATCTAATCCATAGCGTTGACCATCATATGGATCATCACCATTAAATTCCGCTACATCTTCTGCTGGTTTATCGCCTTTATTGTCAGCATAGTTACATGCTTTAATAGATTCAATTGCATGAGGACAACAATTACTATGCCCCTCATGATCTCCTAATTCTCTACATAGGAAGATTTGATATTTAGGAATATTGTCTTCAGCCTCAGGCTCGTCAAATAATTTTAAATAACCTTCATATGCTGATTGTCCATGAAGTCTGTAGAGCTTCATTGCATATTCATTACTATATGTTGGTCTTTCAGCCTCAGCTGGACGAGGTTTTGGTTTCCATCTTAAATATTCATGCATTAACATTTTTCCGGCAATTCTACTACCTGGAGAATTTAATGTAAGTTCAACTGGTCTTTCAAGTTCTCTTTCTATTTCAGATTGTATAGTATGATCCTGACCACGTTCTTGACCAGCAGATTTACATACTTTAACGAATCTAGCTTTCTCTTTATCTAAATAAGGTTTAACAATTGGACCCCATTCAGATATCTTAGTTTTAGTCCAAGTAATCTCGCGATACAGATACACTCGTTTATTAGGCGATACTGTAAACCATCCTACCCAACACATAGCTCTAAAGCCCCAGTCTATAATACAGAACTTAGGCCAGAAATCTGGGATTTCAAATGGTTCTACTACATGCCTCGCGTTTTCAGGTTCATCTGGATAACCATCATGTTTATCACGGAACTCATCAAATACTTGTCCGAGATAAGCATCAAAGTCTCCAAACTTTTTAGCTTTACGCTCTGCTTCAGGTCTTCCATCTAATGCCTGACCATATGTAGGGTCAATATGCTCACTGTTATCTACATATGTTGCATGGATATAAATTCTCTTATTACCACCTTTACCAACAATTATTACTCCACCATCTTTATGTGGATCAATAAATCTTTTCTTTACCCATGTATGTCCAACTCCACCAGGCATTCCTGCACACCTAGTAATAGATGGTAATCCAGTTCCTTGGGGAGAACGATTACGTTCAAATGCAATATAGAGATATATCCACTCAGTATAGGAAGTTATTTCATCTGGAGTAAAGAGAGGAATTTGCATTGAATCATATTTATGAACATCATCTTCATGCTCACAATGACCTAGGAATATCTGTGAACCAGAGTTTGTATACATTCCACCAGAGCCATATTGGTCTAGACGTGGAAATGTCCAGATCATATCTGTCTTATTAAATGTGGCTCCGAGCTTTGAATATATTTCTCTGGCTCTACCGAGAATTTCATTTTTAAGTTCTGGATAAGTACGGCGCATGAAAACTTGTTTCCATTGAGGATTTTCATGCCATCTATTTAAGATGCCATACATTAATAGAACGTCGGACTTTCCAGAACCAGCTCCACCTAGATATGCAGCTTCTTTTATGCTATGAGGAATAGCAAGGAATTCAGCCTGTTTGGGATTAGGCCGCCAACTATTTTTAATTCTGTCTAAGTCTACTTGATTAGTTTCCACTGTAGTTCAGATGATTAATAATTATCCTTGGCAACTACAGTCTCGTAATGTTTTTCATTTCTAATTTGTGGTGCATAGAAATGAAACTGTGCATTCTGCGGGTTTACACTCTCAGCCTCTTTAGGACTCATAGAATTAACAACAGCAGCCATATCTTTAGCTACAGATGATAACTCTTTTGCATCGCATCCTAATAATTTAGAATCATCTAAATGATTCAATGCCATGCTTAACTTGTTTAATGCTTTCTTTGAAATTTTAGTTTTTCGATTATTAATGTGTTGTAATAAATCTGGATTAGTAGTTCCTGGACTTACTTCACCTCGTGCATACGTTGATGCAGTTGGTTGAGAAATTCCTAGCGATGATGCAAATTTCATCGCGCTTTTTAGTCCATTAGTTGCAACTTCTTCACCAATCATCTTACGTAATGATTGTGGTACATTAGGTACATCTCTATCACGCCCAACAGATGGTAGTGTCAATACATCAGATGTAACGACGGACGTTGACTTATCAGTATTGTCACGTTCATTCTTTAAATCAGTATCAGAATTAATTCTCTCAAAATCAAATTCTTTATCTGATACAATTCCTAATGGCATAGTTTTGTCCTATAACTATATCTTATTATATTCTTACCAAAATCTGTAAAGCGTAATTTCAGTTTCCCAATTTTGGGCCTATTTCTTGGACCCTCGGATTATGACTCAAGAGAGACTGAAAGTCAACTTTTTCATTCTTGTGTATTCTATGATTCATCCATAATATTATTCTTGTTTTTAAATTATTTTTTTTTCTGGAAAATCTGTATACATACAAAATATAAATGGAAAAAAACACAGAATTACAATCTCCGCAAGAATCGTGCCAACTAGGGGTGTCATAAAGAGCCCTATAGTCCTATACCGTCAGTTAAATGCACAGTATTATACAAGTCTGCATACTATTACAACTGCGCGCTTCTGCACAGAATAATAATTGTCACTCATGTGACACATTATGTCATAGCTAACTCATTGATTCTAAAGGACTTAAGGGAATGGGTGACAATCCGTGTCACTCTACAGAGTCTGTATAGAATATAGGACACGAATATAGGCCTATTTTCGATGATTCTGGCCTGAGAGTATTGGCACATCGTATGCTATATAGTATGGTGTCGGCGCGCATCACGCGAGCCACGAGCGAGAGGAGAAAAAATTACGAGCTAACGTCACCGCGCTACGTGTCAGAAAACTATAAAGCCCGTCCGCAAAGACAGGGAAGTCCTGAAAGTGTATAGTAGATGTGTGGGCCAAGCTACATCCTAGCATTAGTAGGTAGACGAACGCGCCTAAACCCGGCGTGGGCTAAATAATGGGGTGTCGGTAAACACATAGACAGTATGCGGGGACGAATCCGCCTTTTATGTGTGACGGCAAGTATGAATCCAACTGACAAGGGATTCATTAGTCTATCGTAGAGTAAATTAATTGTTGCGTCGAGTAGGTTAATACAACCAAAAATCTGGATTGCAAATTAAAACTATGATAGACTAGTCAATCCCTTGTTAGGATTGCATACGGCAATTAAGCTGTATGTGTTATCGGAGTTAATACAATGAAGGATCTCACAGGTAAGTATAAATTCAAGGTTCCTGAGAACAGCGGTCACCAGGATGCTGGTAAACAGTTTGAAAAGGAATACGAGTATTCCGAGTGCGAGACTGTTGCCGAAGCTGAGACTGTGGCAACTGAAAAGGGTTGGACTCTGTTGGAGTTTGTCAATGATAAGTTGATGAACGCCGCGCGGTCTGGTTCGTATCAGAATGCACTGGCTGTGTATCGTCCGTCGGAAGTTTCACAGGATGAAATCAAGGCACGTATGGTCCGCGACTTCATTCGTCTTGGTCTTAGCGAAACGGTCGCAAAGACTCAGGTTGAAGCTATTCTCTCTGCGAACAACGGATAAGTTCGGGATAGGATACATGCTGAGCATCATGTTAAAAGGCTCAGTTATTAAGACTCGACTATGCGAGTATAAATAGGCTTTAAGCATAGTGCGTCCATCGCCCTTATAACTTAATCGGTTGGGCGATGGGGTAGTTACAGGTTCTCTAGGGACTAACCCTATAGATTAAATGACTAAAGGCGCTAACAGCCTTATCGGCCTGTAACTTTAAACAATCAAACTAATAGGAGTATCAACTAATGTTTACAGTAATCGTGCGTAATTACTTTCAACCGACTCGTTCAGGTTATAATCCTGAGCAATGGTATTCGTATGGCACATTCAATTCTTTTGCTCAGGCGTCTATTTGGGCCTGCAGGGAATTGTCTCATCTGTCGGATGATAGCTGGTATATTGCTCAGCATATTCCAGTTGAGGTAAAATAATCATGTGGTATGTCTACTACGACTCAACTAAGTCACAATATCAACTATCCAATACTGAATGTAATTGGATAGCTACATTCAAGAATTTCGACATGGCATACGATTACGTCACTAAGGCTAACAAGATGACTGACGTAATGGCTTATTCGCGGTGGGCTCGATAACTAAATAAAATCTGTAGCCCAAATTTCAGTCTCTCATACAGCCCTTTCAGGGCTTTGCCCGACGCCAAGCAAGCGACCTCGCCTCTCCCCTATCATTT